CAGCAGGTGCTGCCTGTTCCGCGGTTGCCGTGCCTACGTCGGTTGTCGTCGGTTGTAGCAAGGCTTCTTCTGACATTTATATCTCCGTACGGTTTTCTTTAATCGATAAAAGATATGAATCAATATCGACCTCTTCAATTTCTTTCAAAAACCAGAGACCTAGATTTCTCTGGCCTTCCCGGTGGGCCGTTGTTGCCGCGTTGCCGGTGAAAGAACTTTGGTAAACCCCGGCCCTGTCCAGAATCCTCCAGACAATCCGGCGTCCCCATTTTTCAACCAGTAATTTTTTGAGGTCATCTTTCGCCGTGTAATACGAGCCTCTGTCTTTCTGCTCTGATTCCTTAACCTTCTCAGCGTCTGAAGCGTCGTAAACTTTTTTCATGTGGGGGATCGTCTCATAGATTCTTCAAGTCACTTGTCACCCATCAATAGCGCACATGATCAAGCTCCGGGAGTACCCGGCAAACCGCCAGGAACATTACCGCCCAACACCTGAGACAGAAGATTCTCACTCCCTGTATCCGCCTGGGAGGCCGTCTTTGCACTCTCAAGGCCCTGCTGTAACTGCATCTGTTGTTGCATCTGTTGCTCCTGTTGTGCCCTGGCGGCCCGCGTCTTGGCGACTTCGTCATCCGACACCACTATTTTCGGCGGTACCCCGAGCATGTCGGCGTATTCATCAATTGATTGATCCGCATCAAACTTGTCCAGGACCTCTGGTTTCGCCGCGGCCAGGTTGCCCACGAACCCTGCAAACCGTTCAATCGCTCCAGTCCCAACGATCCGCTGCGCTTGAGCTAGAACCGATACATATTCAACTTTCAGGTCCACCCCGCCGAGGATCTCGGGCGGCGGCGGCACCAGCTGGTTTCTCAGCATGATATTGAAAGTCCTGTCGATCAATGGATCGAGCAGCTCAGAATGCAGTCGCTCGAGTACCGGGCCCAACATCAGTAATTTTTCTTCATGCCGCTCTTCCACTTCTCGCGCCGTGATCTGGCGCCGAGTCGAAAGGGTCAGCATCTGGAATAGATCCGCGTAAAACCCCTGACGAATCCGGTCCTGAGTCTCCGCGATATCCTGTTGCAGTTCGCCCAGGCGCGGGTTCACTTCATAGATAGGCCTGAACCCCGGGGTCCCTGGCGTCGTATCGACGTACGTCACCCCGCCCGGCAGAACCGAGGCCGTCTGACCACGCAGTGAGTGCGGAGCCTGCATGGGCGGGTTCACCATTTTATCGATGCCCTGTGCTTTCCTTTTCTGCTCGATCTGCAGAGCCTTGACGTCACCGAGCACGTCCATGCCTGGTGACCGTCCATAAATATCGGCCCCATTCACATGCCACCTGGGTGCCATAATCGGAAACTCTTCGTAACCTGAATCTGACAAGAACTTGGAGGTTTCGGCCTTTTCGAAATAGACAGAGACATACGGCATGTTCTGGTTATCAGACATGCCCTGGTTCACATCGATGTTGGGCTCGATGGCGTGAATGATGTCGACCCACTTGTCGAGATGGTGGTTCGTGAACTGGGTTCTCACTGTGCTGCTGACATTGGCCAGACCAAACCACTCAACCACCTGGGCTACAGTGAGCCTGAACTCTCGGTAGAATGTGTTGACTTCAAGCCGGTCGGATAGTGAGACTGCATACTCGCCAACCGTGAAGGGATAACACCGGATGGTGTCGTCTGCGTCCTCCTCCACCAGGACCGCCCCGGTGCCGAACACGCCCATTTCCTCATAGACCGTCTGCAACGCGTTGTACAGATTCGATCTAGAGAAGATGTCTCGCATCCTCCTCTCGACGATGTACAACCATTGCTTGACCTCGGCGGACTCCATCAGCTCCGGGTCAGGAGTCCCGAGTCGGAACCAGGGCCTGGCTGGGCTGGTGATCCCCGACATCATGCCGGCAGACAAGGTCCGCAAAGCCATCGTCGCTGTACTGTCGATGATCTTGCTGTTTTTTTTCGTCCCCTTGTTGACGTCAGTCGACAGGAACCGGCCTCGTCGTGGAATGATGTACTCTGAGAGTTCCTGCCAATGGCCGAAAAACGTAGACCGCTCTGATTTCAGGGCGCTCCAACGACGCTGGTAACACTCACACCGGGGTAAATAAGCCATGGTTTACGCACCCAAAAGAGTTGATGTCCCCAACGTGGCCGCAGACTGGTCGCCCCGCGGTCCCGACAGCATGGTTTTCTTTCGACCGGACTGGTACGCCGCGACACGTTTGTCAGTCTGTCGATTCGCGTTGTCTCCGGCCGACTGCTGAAATGATTTCCGCACAGGTTGCTTCGGCGGCTCGATCTTCGGCGGCGGCTTCGGCAACGGTGGGGGTGACGGGGGTGATCCTCCTCCAAAACACATAAGCTTTCCTCTCAGTTGAATGGGTCGTACTCGTGGTTGACCTCGACCATCACAGGTGTGAACAGGCCGTGGATCTTAGGGGCAACCGGGTGGGCGAAAGTCAGAGCCAGGCTATCCCCGAGGTCCGGGGACCGGAGCCCTTTCTCTCTGATCTTGTCCTTCGATAGAAGAGCCATCCGGCCGGCTGAATCGAATGAATACGTCGGGGTGCATAAATCTGTTTTGAGATCGGTGTTGTTTGGCAAGGCGCCGCCGTCCACTAGCCACTGCCGTACACCATCCCACATCTCAGATCGTTTGTTCGTGTACCGTGGGTTGATGGGTTTACCCCCGAAATTCACCTCGGTCACCTGGTAATGCAGCTGACGCAGCCGGTCGATCACACCCTCCCCGCGACCCGCGTCAATGAAGACGGCGTCCGGTTTGAATTCGTTGATCTCCTGGGCCACCATGCCGGCCAAGGTCATGTTGTCGATATCGTCGTACACTCTGGGCTCGAAGGCCGCCAGGCCCTTGCGCCGCAAGATGCAGCTACGATCATCCCCAAACCGGGCGACGTCCACCCCCATGACCGTGGCCGATCCTTCGATGTCGGCGTCCGTCATTACCTTGGCCGCCGCGGCGCTGACCTGATCGATCGTGATCAGAGCGTTGTCGACAGAGGCTGAGAAATCGCACAGGAATTCTTGTCGATATTGATTTGGAGACATTGCGACCCGGGCCAGGTCGAGTTCTTCCTGATCAATGATCTGGGTCTCGTCGACTCGGTACATACCGCCATACCAGGACGGATCCTTCAGCGCGTGTTGGTAAAGGTCGTGGAATTGGTTGAGGCCTTTCGGGGTGCCGATAAACAGGCACCAGCCTTTTCGATCGGACAAGGCCGGTCGGATGATCTCGGGCCAGGTCTCGAGCCGCATGTCCGCAATCTCATCGAGAACAATACCGTCGAAATAGAGGCCGCGCATCGACTCGCCGTTGTCTGATCCGTACAGTCGGACCCTGGATCCGTTTGGAAAATCGATCGCGAGTTCAGATTCGTTGGCGTGAGTGCCTGGGATCAACAGCGCGAACCGTTTGAGATAGTCCCAGCTGATCTGTTTGGCTTGCCGCAGGTAAGGGGCTACATAACCGTAACGACTGTTGGATTTGGAAGTCCGTATGGCCGCGTCGATCAGGGTATTGATGGCTAGGTAAGTCTTGCCAAACCGTCGATGGCAGACTAGAACAGAAAAACGTTTTAGCCGCGAGTGGATCTCGGCTTGATACGGGTGTGGCACATAACCCGTGTTGATCTGTAACGATCGTGCAGCGAGTCCCATCTACTCGTCTGGGGCCCGCTCAATGCCGGTGACCACATTTAGTGTCACGTCCCCGGTCTGGTGGATGTCTCTTTTGTCTGACCAGTCGAACCGGTTTTTCATGTTGAAAATCCAGAACGTGGCATTCGCGTTGGGGTTGGATCCGGTGGCCCCGGCCTGCCCTAAACGGGTCCAGAAAGCCTCGGAAAGGCCCGTTCCCTGCTTTACGGCCTCGAAAAATTCAGGGTGAATCCGCTGCCATTCTAGGAATGTGTCGTACACAATCCCAAGCTCGGCACACACCTCGAGTTTAGTACCGCCGCCGCGCATCGTGTTGACGACGTCATCGCACATCGCCGGGTCGTATTTAGTCGGTCGTCCAACGGGTCTTTTTGCCATGACCGCAGATTACCAGCATTTTGGCAACTCACTCGACGCGCTATTCTAAAACGATGTGTTCTCCAAACGGCACACAGATTCGGTGCCGGTAATTGACGATGCTGCTGATGGTGGAGCGTGCACAATCAAAACGCCTCGAAAGCTCAGTGCAAGACACGCCATCCTCATGTAAGCACCGGATCTGCTCGACCTCCTTATCAGAGAGGCGAGCGTTGGGGTGAGTCTCACCGCAGCGCCACCCCTTCCCCGTGGGTGTTTTCCCGGTCGTCTCGACCTTCCGCCACACTCGGCACAAAAGAGCCCGGCGACGCCGGCGCTTCCTACCGATCAAGAATATTGGCGACCCAGAGAACAGCATAAAAGAACAGGATAATAAAGATCGCGGCAAGGAATTTGACCGCGGAAAGAATCGGTTCAAGGGCCCTCGAAAGGGCCTCGTACCGGGCAGTTATTTTGGTCATGGGTGCTGTGGTCTGGGATAAGAAGGCGACTGGTTGTGAGAATGCGGTTGCTCGAAAAGAGGGGCCAGCATCATGCCCGTCATGGCATAAGAAATACCCGCGATCAACGCGACCAGGCCCAGAAATTTTAAAACACAATCAAAGCAATTCATTTAATAGCCCAAGAGCCACCAGCCACAGCGTCCACCAGGCCGGTGGTGTCGCTCCCAGGGAAGATATCCAAAAACCCCTGGGTCATCGCAGCTTCTAGATCTGCACACGCCTGCTCGCTCTCAGCGGCCGGGCACTCCAGGACGATCTCGTCGTGAACCACAGCGAGAAGCTGATCGTACCGCGGCTCCATGTGTTTCAGCGCGGCATAAATCACATCCGCACTGCTGCCCTGTACCGGGTAATTGAAGCAGATGGTAGGAGAGGGGTCCTCTGGGATCTCGATCCGGCGGCCGCCCGCCGTTCTCAGCTCGAGTGATTTCTTCCCGTTCTCGAATGAATTCTTACGCCAGGTAGCCAACGCCGGGTAGATCATGTCCCAACGAGACAGATAATCGACCGCTTTCTCCCGGGTGATTCCCATCATTTTCGACAACGAGAGAGGTCCCATCCCATATTGGGTACCGAACGTTAAGGCCTTGGCCTGTTTCCGCTCGTCCTTGGTCACCTCCTCTGGATCCTTGTGGAACATGGCCGCAGCCGACGTCGTGTGAACGTCCTGCCCGGTTTTGAAGATCTCTTCAAGCACCTTCTCATTCCCGAGAATCCCGCCAACTCGGACCTCGACCTGGCTATAGTCCGCGACCACAATTTGATTCCCAGGGCCCGCGACGAACAGGCCCCTGAATTCAGGGGTATTAGGCAGATTCTGCAGGTTCGGTTTGAACGATGTCATGCGTCCAGTCTTCGCGTAACCGATGCTGAAACTACCCCGCAACCGGCCATCAATCACCTTGCCCTGTAGGCCCTCGCCGAACGAAGATAACAGCTTAGAAGAATCCTGACGTCTGAGATAAGCCTCGAGGAGGTCCTTCAATTCACCGGTGATATTCCCCTTCCCAAGGACCTCACGGATCGCTGGGGCCCCAACCGACAGGTTATCGGTCTTCGTCCGCGGCCAGGATCTTAAAATCCGGC